AATTCTATACACCACCACCGCAGTGTATGCCAGATGAGTTCAAGTGTGACGATTACGTAGAAGCGTATCGTGCATACTACCGCAAAGACAAAGCGCACATACTACAGTGGACAGGCAGACCTGTACCTGAATGGATTGCAGCTTGACATGGAATGGGAAATCATATACATATTAATAGGCTTTTTAATAGCTGTTATCTTTTGAAAGGAGAACGAGATGCCTAGATACGAAGTGTGTGTATTGGTAGAGCTACCTCACAATGAGGATGTAGACGAACTAGAGTACATGGTAGATGTGTCACACAATATGGTGGAGACATTAGAACTAAACACCATACCTAAGTTAGTGCACTACGCACTTGATCATGCACGTGAAGATTATCCACACTCAAAAGTGGAATTAGAATTTATAAAGGAGATACAATATGTCCACTAGAAAACTTAAGAATACACTATATATGGTAGTGCTAATGGTAGTGCTACCTCTCACTGCATATGCACAGAATCCTGCACCATGTAGAGACAGGGATAAAGCTATAAGTTATTTAGAAAATGTGCATGGTGAAGAGTTAGTATTCAGAGGTATATCTACAAGAGGACATATCACACTGATACACTTCAATAGTAATACAGGTGAATGGACTGCCAGTATCATACGTACACAGAACCCTACCTTGCTGTGTGGTGTAGACAATGGTGGTACAGGTGAGATTATGGCTAATGGTGATGGTAGTACACTGAAGAAAAAGAAGAAGACATGGTAGAGGATAAGGCGTACAGTAATAGTATCTTTGAAATGGTATGGAATGCAGCCCATCACGATCCTGATTATGGTGAGCAACATGCATTAGTGGTTGCTTCCATGCACAAGATACCTATAACTACGCTTATGAAAGTAGTGCGACATGCACAACGTACACCTAAGTCTGTCGAGTGGAACAGAGTCAGTGGTAACTTTACTTAATAAAGGATATACATTATGTTAGATGACCATGAAGGCACAAGAACAATAACCAAAACCCCACTGTACACATTTGACTGGTACATAAAATGGGTAGCCAGTGTATTGCTTATGATAGGCATGGTGCTGACTGCTAACAATATCTTTCCTGTCAATCTAATCTTTCATGCAATAGGCATTGCAGGTTGGTTGTGGGTAGGTATGCTATGGAATGATAGGGCGTTGATCTTTATCAACACATTTGCTTTAGCTACACTCACTAGTAGTTTAGCTAAGATATATATACTATAAGGAGATAAATATGGAAAATGTAACATTATGGATGGGTATAGGATTCTTGTTAGCTGCCTACTCTGTGATAGCAAATGACTCTGTACAAACATTGGGTACTTGGATAGCATCCAATAATGAAAAGTTTAATTGGAAAACATTATGGGTATCAGCATCCTCTGTGCTACTTGCTACGTTGTGGTATGGGTGGTACATAAATGGTGGAGACATAAGTTATGGAAGACTAACTAAGATACCCTTTCAAGAAGTACAATGGTATCATGCAACAGCACCTGCTTTGCTACTGCTACTAACTAGGATAGGAGTGCCTGTCTCTACCAGTTTCCTAGTGCTATCTGCTTTTGCTAGTACGTTTGTACTAGAGAAGATGTTAATGAAGTCCATGATGGGTTATGCAGTAGCAGGTGTAGCAGCCTATGCTATCTGGTTTGCTATAACGAAATACTTTGATGAGAGCACTCCTGTTAAGGAAGAACACAAAAGATACTGGCACATAGGACAATGGACAGCTACAGGTTTTCTGTGGTGGACATGGCTATCACATGACATAGCAAACATTGCAGTGTTCCTACCTCGTACTGTACCTGTAGATCTCATGGTAATAATTAGTACTGTATTTGTATTAGGATTAGCATGGGTCTTCCATGAAAGAGGAGGTAAAATACAGAGTATTGTATTAGAAAAGAAACACACACGTTATGTAAGAAGCGCATGTCTTATTGACATGTTCTATTTTGTAGTGCTATGGTTCTTTAAAGAACTTAATAATATTCCAATGAGTACCACTTGGGTATTTGTAGGACTACTAACAGGAAGGGAACTAGCTATAGCTACACTAACTAACAAAGAAAGTTTTAAGAAAGTATTTCCATTAGTAGGTAAAGACTTCTTTAAAATGATGATAGGGTTAGGTGCTAGTGTTGGCATAGTTCTTGGGATACATTATATTATAATTCCAAATGGATACTAGGAGGAATAACAATGAGAGCGATACCACTAAAGAAGTTGGTCAAGCTATACTTACAGTCATCTGAGTTTAATCGCTTACGTGATCAAACAAAGTTAGACTACACTAGGTTCTTAAAGATATTGACAGACACGTTAGGTGAAACAACTGCATCTGTTGTATCAGGTAAGGACGCAAGGATGGCGTATGAAGAATGGGTTACACGAGGCATACACCTAGCTAATCATGTGGCAGCAGTAGCTGGCATTGTGTACAGGCATGGTCAGGACATGGAGTATGTTAAGAGTAACCCATTCACGTTAGTAAGGAAGCTATCACCTACTGCACGTAACACAGTATGGACACAGGATCAGGTACGTCAGTTTCTTGACGTAGCTTATGGTGACTTTGTGTATCGTAATGTAGGACTGATAGTGCAGATGGCCTATGAGTGGTGTCAACGTGTAGGTGACATGCGTATGCTGACATGGGATAGTATTGACTTCAATACACGTAGACTAAGACTGTTACAGTCCAAGCGTGGTGCAGAGGTACAGCTACCCATATCAGATGCGTTACTCGATATGCTTACAGAACAACGTCAGGACTTTGACTTCCAGAAGTATGTAGCACCTATGCCTTCACCTAAAGGTGGTGAGTACAAACCATTCTCAATGGAACGATTGTCCAAGATAGGTAGAACAATTATGAGACAGGCTAAACTGCCAGATGAATTACGCTTGATGGATCTACGAAGAACTGGTACAACTGAAATGGTAGAGGCAGGTGTGCCATTGCCACAGATCATGTCAGTGACAGGTCATGCTAATCCACAATCGGTGAAGCCTTACATAAAGAATACTTATCTTAGTGCTAACAGTGCATTGACTGCACGACAACAGTTTAAGGAGGATTGATATGTCATTCAGTGGTTTAACTAAACAACAACAATACACTAAGGAGTATTATCAAAGACCAGAAGTTAAGGAGAGAAACTTAAAGAGACAACAGACACCAGAATATGTAGAGTATAAAAGATTGTATGATCTTAAAAATAAAGAACACTTTAGCAAACTAAGAAGAAAAAGAAGACAGAATGCAAAAATAGTTTCTTCTTATGCTGACATTGATAGAAATTGGGCAGTACACAAACGAGAGGGCATTAGAAATGGATGGAAAAAAAGAAAAAACTTAAATGTTCCATTTACTATAACACCAGATGATGTATTAAGTTTAGTACCTAAAGATTTAAAATGTCCTATATACAAGATGCCATTTGTTTTTAATATTAACAGCGAATGGAATATGTCTTTTGACAGAATAGATAACAGTAAAGGTTATACTAAAGATAATTTAGTTGTAGTTTCTGTTAGAGTAAATACTATAAAGAATGTAGCTACTGTGAAAGAAATGTATCAAGTCGCAGATTTTTATTATGAACTGGAGAAGAAATTAAATGCTTGAATATCTCACAGGCTTAGACATCACTGATGGTAGTTCTGTACGTATGGATTGTCCTGAATGCAAAGGACGTAGGACATTCACTGTGTCCAATCTAAATGGACAGCTACTATGGAACTGTTACAAGGCAGGATGTAGTATCAGTGGTGCTAACAGAGTGAGCATGTCTGCTACTGCTATACAGGATAAGCTAAACAAAATAGTAAAGGTAAAGGACACCAGCTTTGATATGCCTATGTACGTAGTACCAGTGCCTGTACCTACTGATGCCCCAGTCTACGAGTATGCAAGTGAGTGGGGTCTTGATGTAACAGAGCATGGTCTGATGTATGACATACGTGAGCACCGTGTTGTGTTTCCTGTAGTGCACAATGGTATTACAGTTGACGCTACTGGCAGGGCATTGGGTAAGCGAATACCTAAGTGGAAGCGATATGGAAATAGTGGGTTGCCTTATGTACATGGTTGTGGTAAGGTAGCTGTTGTTGTAGAGGATTGCGTTAGTGCAGCAGTTGTTGGAGGAGATCGACATACAGGAGTAGCTTTAATGGGAACTTCAATGTCCAACGAACAGAGGCAATACCTAGCGCAGTTCTCTACAGCAGTAGTAGCATTAGATCCTGATGCATCAAAGAAAACTTTAGCAATAGCAAAGGAGTTACGAAGTGTAGTTAATAATGTAAAAGTCCTACGTCTACAGGACGATATAAAGTATAGACACAAGAAAGATATGGACGCTCTTAATGAACTATGAAAGGATGAGCTATGGAACTTTCACTTATACGAAGCCTTATGGAGAAACAATTCTACGAGGAACACAGGGGTTCACGTTGCCCTATGAAACTATTCAGCAAGGACATACAGAAAGTTAAACGTGTAATAGATAAAGCAATGGATGACTATGATCGCAGTGTCTCACCAGATGAAGTTGAGGCACTTTTTTTATCGGATAATCCAACACTGACTACAGCACAGAAGCAACAGTACTCTGCTTTGTTTGGTCAGATTAAAACACAACAGCCTATGGGTAAGGACATAGCACAAGAGGTACTGTCTAAGTTATTTCAGCAGGTGATTGGTGAAGAGGTTGCTAACTTAGGTTTCGACTTTGTTAATGGATCACTCAAAAGTCTACAGCCACTACGCAATCTGCTTGAGGTACATGGTGATGACTTCATACCTAAGTTACAGGTACAGTGGGAAGACATGAACATGGACAGGATACTTGACGAGGGTGACTTACAAAGCAAGTGGACCTTCAACATACCTAGCCTTGCACGTAAGGTTCCGGGCGTGAATGCAGGTCAGCTTATTGAGATAGGTGCTAGGTCCAACACAGGTAAGACTAGCTTCCATGCCAGTTTGGTTATGGGGCCAGATGGTTTCGCAGATCAGGGTGCTAAAGTTATTGTGCTCTGTAATGAAGAAACACCTACTCGTGTAGGTCACAGGTATCTGACATGTGCAGTAGGCACAGACTCAGTAGGCATACGTAAGGATAAGGCTAGGCATCTAGCTACGTATAGATCTAAGTCTCGTCACCTGAAGTTCAAGGACAGCACAGAGAAAGACATGGCATGGGTAGAGTCAGTATGTAAATACTACAAGCCTGACATC